GCTACATAGACGATCTCCGCATCACCAAGGGAGTCGCAAGATACACCGCAACCTTTACCGCACCGACTGCTGCGTTTGCTGACCAATAAGGACGACTATGCCGCACTTCTCTAAAAATGGATCAATCCCCAAACCACAGACTGATGGCACTGAAGGTTGGGTATTAGTTTCTGATCCTCCTACCGACATCCCAGAAGGCAAAGAGCTGGTCTGGCTCAACTGGGAGTGGATCATTCGTGACCCAAAACCTGCCGACCTAGATGGGCATCAGGCGAATTGGGATCACGCCTCACGCTCGTGGGTGCAGTGCGAATGCGCTATGCATGGCGAGGTGGTGATAACTGAGCCAGAGGTCATCATCGAGTCTTCACCCTCGGCTGGGCCTGTCTAAATGTTTTCACAAGCCCCGTTATCTACACTAGCAATATCTGCAAGCCGTGTTGACACGGCTGTAGCTATTACAGGTGTAAGTGCAACGGGGCAAGCTGGCACACTTGCAGTAATTGCAAAAGCAAATGTTGCAGTAACTGGTGTAAGTGCAACAGGTTCTGTAGGTACTAATGTTGTCCAGGCTAAAGCAAATGCACCTGTAACGGGTGTATCTGCAACAGGAGAAGTAAATAGTGTAGGTATAATTTTAGTAGCCAAGGCAGTAGTTAGTGCTACTGGGGTAAGTGCTACTGGCGCAGTAAGTGCTCCCGCTGTAACTGGGGATGCCAATGCTCTGTCTCCAAGTGTATCTGCTACAGGTGAAGTTACTACAACTGTAATTGCTGCAGATGCAAATGTCAGTGCAACCGGAGTTTTTGCTACTGGCTTTATAGGATCACCAGAGGTCTTTACAGGCCGTGTAGTGCCTGCTGATGGGGTTGAAGCTACTGGCAGTATAGGCACTACTATTGTTACAGGCAAAGCCCTTGTAGAGCCTCCTAGTGCCCTTGCTACGGGACTAGCAACTACACCAACAATACTTGGTGATGCTAACTTTGCAGTCACAGGTGTAAGTGCTACTGGCTTTGCAGGACAGATTGTTACTGAGTCTGAGCAGCTTGTAATACCAACAGGCGTAAGTGCTACTGGCAATGTAACAACTGCAACAATTGTAGGACTTGCAAATGTTACGTCTAGTTCTGTTGTAGGTACAATAAATGCAGGTAGCCCTGTTATATTTGCAAAAGCAACTACTTCAGTTACAGGAGTAAGTGCTACTGGTGCAGTAACTACTGTAAGTATTTTTGAAAGGCTGCGGGTACCTGTAACAGGTGTTAGTGCTACAGGTGCAGTTGGAACTACTGTTATAGTAGCAAAAGCAGTTGTTATTCAAAATAGCGTAGAAGGGGTTGCTACTTCTGGCAATCTGACTATAACAGGCAATGCTAGTCTTTCTGTAACTAATACTTCTGCTACCCTTTCAATAGGGTCAGTTGAAACATTTGCAAAAGCAACTGTAGCAGTTACGGGTCTTTTTGCAACTGCTTCCCCTGGAACAGTAAGTGTCACTACTACAATATTCAATGCTGCTGCAGTCGCAGAGTTATATGATAGGCGTAGGACTGTCTATATTGACAGGCAGTTAAACAGTGCAGATCGTATAGTTGTAATTCCATTTATCAATAGAACTGTATATGTTGAAGCATCTTTAACTTCATCTCAGTCTAGAGTTGTTAAAGTTGCTTAGGAGATAATAGTGTCATACAGATGGCCCAATAAAGATCCAGATGAAGTACTTGATTATAGTGTAGATTGGTCTAGATATTTAGGCTCTGCTACTATTACGTCTGTTACTTGGTATGTAGATAATGCAGACGGAGATAAAACTGCAATTACTACGGGTCAAATTGTAAACGGTATTCAGAGTACATCTCAAAGTAATACAACTACTGTTGCTACAATTTACCTTGGCTCTGGAACCAACAACATAGAATATAAATTTTATTGTTCTATTGCGGATAGCACAGGCAGTGTAACAGAACGCTCTATTAAATTACGAGTGAAGGAACAATAATGGCTTACGATTTTCTAGGGCTTGTTAATGATGTCAATAGAAGGCTTAATGAAGTAGAGTTAACCTCTGTTAACTTTTCTACTGCCAAAGGTTTTTATCAACAAGCAAAAGATTCTGTCAATACTGCAATTCAAGATATTAATCAACAACACTTTGAGTGGCCTTTTAATCATGTCACTCAAGATGAGACGTTGACTGCTGGCATTACTCGGTATGGATTGCCTACAGATGTTAAGACTGTAGACTTTGATACATTTAGAATTAAAGAAAATACTACTCTTGGCAATGACACAGTTAAACTGCAGATCATGTCTTATGAGGATTACTTAGAAAGATTTGTAGATCAAGAATACACAAGCAACACTACAGTTCGTGGTATTCCCAAATATGTATTTCGTACTCCCAATCAAGAATATGGTTTAGCTCCAGTACCAGATAAAAACTATAAAATTGTTTATGAGTACTATCGTAATACTGTAAATCTAGAACTTGCTACTGACGTACCTTCTATTCCTGAAATCTATCGGCATGTGATTGTTGATGGTGCAATGTATCATGCATATATGTTCCGTGGTAATAGCCAAGATGCGTTGATTGCTAAACAAAGATTTGAAGATGGTGTTAAGAATATGCGAGTACTGCTTATTAATAGATACGAGTATGTGCGTTCTACCGCCATTCAAATGAATAAACATGTTATCGCAGGGTATCGGATAGGCTAATGGCTGACCAGTGGAATACATACGCATTTGAGTTTACTGGTGGACTGGTGTCCAACATATCTCCATTGCAGCAAGGTATTAAATTACCAGGATCTGCAAGGGTATTGCGTAACTTTGAACCATCTATTGAAGGTGGATACAAAAGAATCTTAGGATATACAAAGTTTGATGATGAACTTGTGCCGTCTAACTCTGGTGTTAAAGTGCATGGTAGCAGTCAAACTGGCACCACATTAATTGTTGGCAATATCTTTGCTGCTCCACCCGCAGGTGCAACACTTACTATTACTGGTGTAACGGGCACTTATACTATTGCTTCTGGTGGTGTGTCTTATGACAATGCAAACAAACGGGCTACACTAACTCTTACACAAAGTCTTGCATCAAGCCCTGCTGATAAAGCAAATGTAACTTTTACATATAACAGTGGGCTTATTAATGGCGTTGCTGCATGGGAAGGTAAAGTATTAGCAGTTAAAAATAATAGTACCTTTTATTCTACAGGCAATGGCTGGGTAAAAGCTAACGTACCTAACTACGGTACTGTACTTGTTAATGGTGGCAGTCAAACTGGAAGCAGTTTAATTGTAGATGGTTTAACAGAAAAACCTGCAGCAGGTGATACGTTTACAATTAATGGTGTTAATTTAATATATACAGTTACTGCTTCTACTACTCCTTCTTCTGGTGGTGCTACTCTAACAATCAACCCTGCTTTAGCAAGTAGCCCTGCAGATAATGCAGCAATTACTTTCTTAACTGCCAATAGAACTTCTTCAAATAAAAATAGATTTGCAAAGTATCGTATTGGTGCAGTAGAAAAGATTGCAGGTGTTGATGGTACTAATACCCCATTTACCTGGGACTTTACTTCCTTTGTACCTTTAAACTCTGCTCCAGCAGATGTTGTCGGTGCTACACATATTGCATTCTTTAAGAATCAAATGTTCTATGGTAAGGGAACATCGCTTACATTTACAGCACCTTATACTGACAATGATTTTAATACTGCCAACGGTGCAGGTGTAATTAATCTTAGTGCAGAAATTACTGGTCTTATTGTATTTCGTGAGCAGTTAATTATTTTTACTCAGCGTACTATTAGTAGGCTAGTTGGCAACACTATTTCTGACTTTCAGTTACAGCCTATTACGGATAACATTGGTTGTATTGATACCGATACTATTCAGGAATTTGGTAGTGACGTAATGTTCCTTGGTCCTGATGGACTGCGACTTCTTAGTGCTACTGATCGAATTGGTGACTTTGGTCTTGCTGTGGTATCTAAGACTATTCAGAAAGAAATTACAGATCTTATTTCTGCAAGTAGTTCTTTTTCAAGTATTGTTATTAAAGAAAAATCACAGTATCGTTTGTTTGGATTTAACTCTTCCTTTTCAGAAGAGAACGCATTAGGTGTTCTTGGTACGCAATTAAGTGGAGAGCAAGGTGGCGCTATTGGCTGGGCAGAGCTTCGTGGCTTTAATGCATATGTAGCAGACAGTAACTATGTAGACAGAGCAGAGGTAATCGTTTTTGCTAACGGTACTGGGTATGTATACCAAATGGAAAGTGGAAGTTCTTTTGACGGTAGCAATATCCTTGCAACTTTCTCTACTCCGTTTGTACCGGTAAATGATCCACGTATTCGTAAGAGTTTTTATAAATTGTTTTTGTATGTCAATCCTGTAGGCAGTGTATCTGTAGATCTAAACTTAAAGTTAGACTTTGACGATGAAGGATTGATACAGCCTGAGACTATTACACTGTCTAATAGCAATGCTGCTGCAGGTTTTTATGGTGCACCTACTTCAGTTTATGGTACAACTGTGTTCGGTGGAAAACTAAAAAGACAGTTTGAAACCCAGGTCATTGGATCTGGATTTACTGTGTCTTTACAAATTGCGTCAGACGGAACTGATCCTCCGTTTTCACTTGACGCTGCAACATTAGAATTTGCATCTCACGATAGACGATAGGAAACAACATGGCTGGATACACCCGTAATGATACCTCTAACAACATTGCTAACGGCAACGTCATTAATGCTGCTGACCTTGATGGTGAGTTTGATGCATTAGATGCAGCCTTTGATGAAACTACAGGCCACGTTCATGACGGCAGTGCGAATAACGGTGCACCTATTACAAAGGTAGGACCTTTTCAGGATGTGGTTGTATCTAGCTCTGCAGTAACTCCCAAGACAGATAACACCGTTGACTTAGGTTCTAGTTCAAATGAGTTTAAAGATTTGTATATTGATGGTATTGCATATCTAGATGGTGCAAACATTGAATCAGGGAGTGCTACTACTTTTAATGCTGTCACTTTAACTGCAGCAAGTGCAACCATGACGGTTGTAGACATTAATGGTGGCGCAATTGACGGTACTGCAATTGGAGCAAACTCTGCTAGCACTGGCGCATTTACTACACTAACTTCTAATAGCACTACTACCCTTAATGGCACAAGTATTCCTGCAAGTAAAACACTTGTAGATACTAACACTGCTCAAACTCTTACAAACAAAACACTTACTTCCCCGACACTAACTACCCCTGTACTGGGAACTCCTTCATCGGGTACGTTGACTAGCTGTACTGGTCTGCCCCTTACAACTGGTGTTACAGGTACTCTGCCTGTTGCTAATGGTGGCACTGGTGCAACTACCCTTACTGGTGTTCTTAAAGGTAATGGCACTTCTGCTTTTACTGCTGCCACTGCAGGCACAGATTATGTAGCCCCTGGCGGTGCATTGGGAACCCCCTCATCAGGCACACTAACAAATGCTACGGGACTTCCTATTGTTAACGGTACTACAGGAACTCTGTCCGTTGCTCGGGGTGGTACTGGTGTTACTACCTCAACTGGAACTGGCAATGTTGTTCTTTCTACTTCCCCAACACTAACTACCCCTAATCTTGGTACACCTTCTGCAGCTACCCTCACTAACGCTACTGGGCTTCCTCTTTCAACAGGTGTTACCGGAACGCTTCCTCTTGCCAATGGTGGTACTGGTGCAAGCCTAAGTGATCCTAATGCGGATCGTATTCTGTTCTGGGATGACTCTGCAGGAGCTGTAACGTACTTAGAAGCAGGATCAGGTTTGTCTATTAGCGGCACAACCATTTCAGCAACAGGTGCTGGTGGATCTGTTACCTCTGTTGGTCTTACAATGCCTACCGGATTTACAGTAACGGGTAGCCCTGTTACTTCTTCTGGTACATTGGCAGTATCTACTACTTTAAGTGGCGTACTTAAAGGAACAGGGTCTGGTATTTCTGCTGCTACTGCAGGTACAGACTTTGTTGCTCCAGGCGGGGCACTTGGTACCCCTTCTTCAGGTACCCTAACTAACTGTACAAGTCTTCCCATTGTTAATGGCACTACAGGTACATTGTCTGTTGCTAGGGGTGGCACAGGACAAACTGCTTACACGGATGGTCAACTTTTAATTGGTAATACTGCAACTGGTGGATTGTCTAAAGCTACGTTGACTGCAGGCACAAACGTAACTATTACAAATGGCAATGGCACTATTACTATTGCTGCCTCTGGGGGAACAGGAACTGGCGATGTAACAGGTCCGGCTTCAAGCGTTGACGAAAACATCGTTCGGTTTAACGGCACTACTGGAAAGATTATTGAAGATAGTGGTTTTGTTTGTACTTCAAGGGGGCGCACAAACACTCTTGCAGTTGGATCAACCGTTCTTAGTAATGGAAGTTTAACTGCTACAAATAATGTAGTCTATGGTATAAATGTTGGGGCAGATATAACAACGGACAGCGGCAATGTCTTGTTAGGTTTAACTATTAGTGGGCTTACAAATGCCGCCGCAAATGGTGGAAACGTAGGTGTTGGTAATGCTGTTAACTTTAACAGTGCTCTTGAAGGTGTAGTGTTACTTGGTTCTGCCATTGACACAGATAATATAGGTGAAACTTACTCAGTAGTTGTAGGGCACAACATAACAGGCAAAGGTTCCGGTACAGGCATGTACGGAGGAGCAAATGGTGTCTACAATGAAGCTAACTCTGCGTCTTGGAGCACGGTGTCTGATGAGCGCATCAAAAAGAATATCGTTGACTCCCCACTGGGTCTTGCTCAAATCAACCAACTGCGTGTCCGTAGTTATAACTACAAGACTAACGAAGAGATGCCGCTTCATCCAGACGGTAAACCTTTTGCAAAGAATTTAGACACAACTAAAACAATCACTGGGTTTATTGCTCAAGAGATACAGCAGGTTATGCCGTGCTGCGTCCGTGAAAGTGAACGTGGTGTATTGTCAGTTAACAATGAAAATGTAATCTTTGCTTTGGTTAATGCGGTCAAGGAACTATCTGCAGAAGTAGAAGCCTTGAAAGCACAGTTGAATGCTTGATCCAATCACCGCACTAGCAACTGCTACTGCTGTATTCAACGGCATTAAGAAAGCTGTTGAAGTAGGCAGAGAGGCTGAGGATGTATTCATCCAACTGTCTAAGTGGGCTGGTGCGGTATCGGATGTACAGGAATATCTAGCACAGGCAGATAAACCTGTACCCCTGTTTAAGAAACTAGCATTTCAAGATGATACCAAAGCTGCCTTTGATGCATATGCAGCTAAGGTTAAGTTGCAACAGATGGAAAAAGACATCTATGAAATGTTTCACTATGGTGAGCTACAGCACCTTGGTCGTGATGGTTACATGGAACTCATACAGATGCGTAGAGAAATCAAGGCTAAGCGTGAGAAGATGATTTATGAGCAAGCCCGTAGACGTAAAGAGTTTCTAGATCAAATGGGTAACTGGGCGGTAGGTTCAATGCTTGTAGGTTTCTGTGTTGTATTACTGTGGGGTACCTTTGCCCTTATTGCGGAGCATGCTAAATGATTACTTTGTTGTCTACACTTATCTCTTTCTTGGCAGGTGGTTTGCCTAAGATTCTAGACTTCTTTCAAGACCGTGCTGATAAAGGCCAAGAGCTTGCACTCATGCGCCTGCAAATGGAGCGTGAACTGCAAATGGCTAACCTTGGATTCCAGATTCAAGAGCGTATTGCAGAGATTCAAACAGAGCAAGTGCAGATCCAGGCATTTGCAGATGAAAAGAAAGCATTGTATAATCACGATATTGAGATCGGTAAGGGTGCATCTAAGTGGGTTATTAACCTTCGTGCATCTGTCCGTCCAGTGATTACCTATTGTATGTTTGCTATGCTGGCATTTATTAACATCTGGGGATGTTGGTATGCATGGGAGCAGGGCATTCCTTTTACAGAAGCATTGAACCTGTTATGGGATGAGGATACCCAGATCCTGTTTGCTAGCATTATCTCTTTCTGGTTTGGTAGTCAGGCATTTAGCAAGCATTAAAGATGACAAGGCGTGTTACCCCGGAAGGGCGTGAGTCCATTAAGAAAGATGAAGGGGTCCGTGTAAGGCCCTATAGGGACGTTGTAGCCCTTTGGACTGTTGGGGTAGGTCATCTTATGTATCCAGAGCAAGCGGCTCTTAGAAACCGTTCTAAGGCCCTTCCTGGGCAAGTAGGACCTTTTCGTGAGGACTTCCTACTTAAGCCTGAAGACAACCGAGCTTTGACCATGGAAGAAGTAGATGCGTTACTCACAAAAGATTTATTGCGTTTTGAATTGGCTGTACTTCGTCTTTGTCCCATTGATCTTACTGATGGACAGTTTAATGCGTTGGTATCCTTTGCTTTCAATGTAGGTGTTGGGCAGTTCCAAAAATCTACCCTTCGTATGAAAGTCAATCGTGGTGACTTTAATGGCGCAGCAGATGAATTTATGAAGTGGACCAAGGCTGGTGGTAAGGTGTGGCCTGGATTAGTTAATCGTCGGCTGCACGAGCGGCATATGTTTTTATCATAGGATCTAACATGACTCAAGAAGGAATCAAGCATGTAGGTGATGCCGTCTCAATCGTTACGGTTGTGGGTACACTGGCTAATGTTTTGCCTGCTATTGCAGCTATCTTTACCATTATATGGACAGGTATCCGTATATATGAAACTGATACCGTACAGAAACTACTTGGCAAAACTCCAAAATCTGATACAACTGAATAAGCCGTAACTACATATTTTTATTAGGTAAAATACACTATGGCAACTAAAGACGTAAACGCAAAGCAAAAGGAAATCATAGCTCGTAAGCTAGGCTATGAGGGTCCTATGCAAGGCTTTGACGAATTCCTTAAATCTGATCCTGCTCTTTCCCGCAAGTATGGGCTTGTGCTAGATAAGTTCATGGCTCGTGGGGGCATGGCTCGTAAGTATGCAGTTGGTGGTGACGCTCGTCAACAAGATGGCGGGGACATGACTGCCATGCCAGGATTTAATGTAACACAAGCGTCTACTCCGGAGCAGAAGGCAGATGAATACAATCGTCTTTTGAAATCTGGATTTACTCCTGAGCAAATTAAACAAGCTGCAACTACACAGTTTGGGCAACAGGCTGATGCAGATTGGCAATACCTAACAACTCTTGCTGGTACTCGTGCTACTGGACAACAGAATCAAACTCAAAATCAAACTCAAAATGTAACAACTAATAACAACAATGCTGTAACTACAAATACTGTAGACACTAACAATACAGTAACTACTAATAATGTAGATACAACTAAAACAACTACAGACACAACTCAACAGCCTACAATTACTTTCCCTGCAAACATTGCAGATATGACTGCTGCTCAAAAGCGGGATGTGTTCCAAAATCTACGTAAGCAATTCTCTGATACTGCCATTCGTGCAGAAGCAGAGAAACTATTTGGTCCACAGAGTGACGCAGATTGGAATGCATTGACTGGCGGCACAGCATCTGAAATCTCTGCAGCAGGTACACCTACAACTCCTATTCCACAAAATGTAACTGCAGGGCAGATTACAGAGCAGGCAGGTCAGATTGTTGGTGCTAGTGGTGCACCTGCTACTGCTACAACTGCTACTGGTACTACTGCTGCTGGTACTGAAACTGTAGGTGCCCCAGCAGCTTTAACTGCAGAGCAGATTGCTGCAACTACCACACAAACAGAAGCAGAAAAAGCACTTACAGGTGTGTCAGCACAGACTGGTACCGTAGGTGCAGAAGCACAGGTTACTGCAGCAGAGATGAAACCTACTACTACTCAAGTAGGTGGTATTACTGCAGCACAAACCACTGCTCAAAAAGTTACTGGTGCTCCTACACGATCCCAAGAAACAGGTGAACTTGTTAGTGGCCCTGCTGTAAGCATGACTGAAGTAGAAAATACTTTGGCTAAAGCAGAGGCAGCACAAGGGGTTGTGTCTGAAGACATGACTGTTCAAGGTCAGCTTACAAAATTAATGGCTACTTTTGAAAGTGGCAATCCTCCACCATGGGCTGCTGGTGCACTGCGTAATGCAACCGCACAAATGGCTGCTCGTGGTCTTGGTGCTTCTAGCCTTGCTGGTCAAGCACTTGTCCAGGCTGCAATGGAATCTGCATTGCCTGTTGCTATTCAAGATGCACAGATTTTCCAGCAAATGGAAATGCAGAATCTTTCTAACAAGCAACAGAAAGCAATGCTACTTGCACAACAACGTGCTGCTTTCTTGGGGCAAGAGTTTGATCAAGAGTTCCAAACTCGTGTAGCCAATGCTGCCAAGATCTCTGACATTGCCAACATGAATTTTAATGCTGGCACTCAGATTGCATTAGAGAATGCTAGGCTTGCACAGACAGTAGACCTTGCCAATCTAAATAACAGACAGGCTGTTGTATTAGCAGAGGCAGCACAGATTGCCAATTTAGAAATGGCAAATCTGAATAACAGACAACAAGCTGCGGTAGTTAACGCTCAGGCATTCTTGCAGGTAGATATGCAGAATCTTGCCAATGAGCAACAAACCGAAATGTTTAAGGCACAGTCTATTATACAAAGTGTCTTTACGGATGCTGCTGCAGAAAATGCTGCAAAACAATTTAATGCTGCTAGCAAAATGCAAACGGATCAGTTCTTTGCATCACTTGACACACAAGTAAAAACATTCAATGCAACTCAGCAAAATGCAATGGAGCAGTTTAATGTTAGCCAAGAGAATGCACTAGAGCAATTTAATGCTCAACAGCAAAATGCTCGTGACGTATTTAATGCAGAAAACACTCGTGTTATTGCACAGTCAAATGCAGAATGGCGTAGAAATATTGCCACAGTAAATACTGCTGCTGCTAATCAAATGGCAATGTTTAATGCACAGAATGCTTTGCAAGTAACAATGCAAGAGTATAATAACATGTGGCAAGGCTATCGTGATGACATTGAGATGGCATGGAAGACTGCTGATAACTCCCTTGAAAGGGATAATCAGATTGCACTGCAGGTTATCAGCAAGGAAGCTAACATTGCTGCTGCTAAGTTACAGGCAGATGCACTTAAGTATCAAGCACTAGGTGGTGCTGCTGCTACTATCCTTGGTAAAACTACTCTAGGAGACATACTTGTTAAAGGCGGTACTAATCTAGTTAATAAGATAATTGGCACCGATGGCACAACGCAGTGGAAAGAAACATCAGACCCCGACATTTTTACTTCTGGCGATGATACTTTAAGAATTGACGAAGAAGGCAACTACTGGTTGAATGACAATATGATCTGGGAGAATCCGACTCCTTTTGAGGATTAAGCATGGAAAAGTATATTAAAAAAATTGAGCAGATGGTAGAGCAAAAACTAAATGACAAGTCTCGTACTGAGAAAAAAGGATTTGCTGCACCTAAAGCCCCAGAGAAAAAAGAACAAGAGCAACAAGACATGTTTGACTTTATTGCTAGTGTTGTTGCTGATATTCGTAAACAACGGATGGAACTAAAGAATGGCAATTGATCCTAAATTTTTAAATGCTCCGATCCCCGGCATGTCACTTACGACAGAGCCAGGAAATCGCCCATGGGAAAATCCTCCTGAGATGGTAACGATTCAAGAGGTTGCTCGTTTTTATACTGATAGAATTTTAGATGAAGACTCTGAAGATGCAATTCTTCAGGCATTAGATCAAGGCATCTCTATTGAGAATATTGCAGAGGCTACACTTCGTTCTGCTGTAACTGAAGGACGGCATACTATTGACATGCTTGTACTTGCCCACCCTATTGTGCGTGAACTACTTATGTTTGTTGCAGATAGTAATGGCGTAAAATATACAGAGTCCTATAAAAAACAAGTTAAACAAGATCGTGTGCCCTACGCAATTGCTAAACGTCTAATGCAAGAGGTCGTTGCAGAAGAATCTGCTCCTGCACCTGTTCCTGAAGAGAAGGCGCCCGTACAACCAAGGCGTGGTTTGATGGCACCGAAGGAGGCTGCATAATGTTAAGTGCATTTCTAACTGGATTTGTTGGCGGTGTTGCCAAGCAGATTGAAGAAGACGATAAGATTGCACGAGATGAAATGAATGCTCGTGTGCAACAGCGCATGAAAGAAAAAGCAATAGCACAGGCAAAAGCAGATGAAC